TCAAAAATGAGAGTCGAGAAAAAGAATTACATAAATACAACCGATCCCCGTTTTAAATTAATGTACGAGCCTCGAATCATGTTCATTGGAATTCCAGAAAACAAAAAAATTGATCAGCAAGTAAGATTAGAAATTAAAGAAGAGAAAGATTTTACTCGAAATATGGCGATTGCTTACACTGCAGATGGCGACAAGGATAAACTTAAGAAAGCTTTGGGAGTTAAAAATGAAAATACAATGCAGTAAATTTTTTAAAATCTTTAAAAGACAAATAACTTTTGATTCACATGCTTGTGTTAAAAACACGAGTGAAGAAATAAAATGCAAAATATGCGGGGAAATAGTCGAAGATTTAATCTGTGAGTGCCAAAGGTGGAGCATAGAAAATGAGTTTTTCGAAAGGGAATATAGCTCCAGTGAAGAGTTTTTTGAAAAATCGGGGTGGTTTTTTGATGGAGTAAAAAGAAGCGCGGATACTTTTGATCTTTTTGTTTTAAAAATATTTGTAGGGCAAGGCCATAAAAAAATCGCGAAAACCTTCTCAGGGGTTTCTTTATCTGACTGCGAACAAAAACTTTTAGAGTGGGCGAATGATGAACTTATTTGATTTTTACGGAAATTTTATAAAAGACCGATCTATTGAAGCAGCCAGAGAAAGGTTTAAGACGGCTGAAAGAAGTATGCAGCCTGAAGAAGAAATAATTGAGGGTGAAAACGAAGGCGAGGTTTGCAATAGGGAAGGGTGTAAGGGCGAGATGGTGGACGCTATAGTGGACATGAAGTGCTATGGAGGAATGCCTATCGAGATAAATGGAATTGGTTGTAATGAATGTGAAATTAAAGTTGAAGAAAGGTGGGATGGCGAATAAAACAGAAAAATATCTTGAAGAAAAGATGAAAAAAGCAGGCATGCTTACTATTGATGGAATGATGAATAAATCTAAACTAATAAAAAAAATGAAATCTTTAAGAACTTCTCTAAATGAGGCTGTTTGTTACGCTGAAAATCATATATTAAATCATTATTTTTCAGAGGCTCAAGTCGCTATTGATATGTGTAAGTATTTTGAAAGCCAGATTAGCACTCTTGAAACGATATTAAGCTGTGCGTCGGAAGAATATTCAATAATTGAAGAGGTTTAAATATTAATTGTTACAAATAAGAGTTGACTGACTCAGTCTTCTTTGTAACGTATAAGGAATAAGTTAAATAAATTATTTTAAGAGGTTTAAAATGCCGTGCTACGATGGAAGGAAAGAGGAGTATCGAGAATTACAAAGGGAAGAACTTTTAAGATCCAAGGAAGAGAACAAAGATCATTACCGCTGTATGAAAGAGTTAAAAACTCAAAATGATTGGTTGGGTTCTGCTATATGCGCTCTAACCTCTGAATTAGAAAGAAGGGGTATAGCGGACGATGTTATTGCAAAAGCTAGCAGGTCTGGCTTAATAAATATTATGGGATTCTGGTCTGCTCATAAAAATGATGACGTGACAAGACTTTCTAGAGAAATACACAAATACTCAAAAGACGAGCAAGCAGTAATGAAAAAAATACTGAATGAAAAAACAGTTTAATTATGGCTGAAAAAAAGAAAAGAAAAAGGCTGGTCCCCGGGCGGGCTGGTAAAGGAGTGGTTTATATTAGCAGGCCGACAAAGCCTTTAAGGATACCTCTTATATATCACCCTAAGATTTTAAAATTGGTAAAATTAATGGATGGTCACGAGCTGGACAAAATAAAAATTGAAATCACTATAGAAGATTAAATATATATTCAAAAATTTAAATTAAGGACTAAAAATGGAAATAGAAAATTTATTAAAGCTAATGGAGCTTCTAAAAGAAGAGAAAAAAGAAAATTTGAACGAATGCGGCTCTGTATTTCAAATTGGGGAAAAATATATAATTAGGACGGTCACTTTTATAATCGTTGGAAAACTTAAAATGGTAACAGATAAAGAATTGCTTTTTGAAAGTGCTGCGTGGATTGCAGACACAGGCAGATTTTATGATTTTCTTAAGGATGGATCTTTTGAAGAGGCGGAGCCTTTTGTAGATGACGCTATTGTCGGCAGGGGGGCGATAGTAGACGGTACTCTCTGGAATCACGATCTAGTAAGGGCTCAGAAATGAACGCGGCTGTCTTACTTCAGGACCACGTAAAATCAAAGTCAAAATCATGGTCATGGTCAAAATCAAGGGCATGGTCAAAATCATGGTCATGGTCAGAGTCAAAATCATGGTCATGGTCAAAATCAAAATCATGGTCATGGTCAAAATCAAGGGCATGGTCAAAATCATGGTCAAAATCAGGGTCAGGGTCAAGACCATGGTCAGAGTAATCCACCAGTTCGGGGGAGTTAAATGCATAAGTTTTAGCGGGACATTTTTAGGCAGTCTTAAAGTCTAGCTTCACAGCGAAAAATAAGCAGCGGGGTTTCCTGTCCTACAAAAAACAGGCTTTAAAAACATGATAATTAGAGAGAGAAAAAATGGAACTAAGAGATTTAGATTACGTAAATACAAAAATGCATTATTTTTATTTTAGTTTATTTGGAGATGAAGGTTTTTCAACTATAACTTCAGCATTTCCAGAAAAGAAAGTGAGTATAAGCGAGATTAACGACATTGAGTCAAAATTAAGTGAGACCCACGGGGCAACTCTGAAAGTTACGTCGTTTTCCTACATGGGGTTTATGAGTGCGGAAGAAGCCGAAGGCGGTTTTTTAGAGGAGGTAAACCATGTCAAGTCTCAATAAATTAATTGAAGTGTTAAAAGAACAGCAAGACTCTAAAAAAGAGTTCCTTGTCGGAATGGGAGATAGGGACCCTACGCCATCAATAATTACATTGGTCAATATTCAAAACTCTCAAACAGAAAAAATAATTAGAATTTTAGAAGGATTAAATGGCGAGTTTAAATAAAGTAATACTGATCGGAAGACTCGGATCAGATCCAGAAAAAACGCTATTAAATGGCGGGTCAACAGTTGCCAAGTTTTCCTTGGCAACTTCTGAGAAATACAAAGATCAGGAAGGAAATCAGCAAGAGAAAACAGAATGGCACCGAATTGTTATGTGGAACAAACTTGCAGATCTTGCAGAAAAATACCTTTCAAAAGGTAAACAAGTTTACATTGAAGGAAGTTTGAAGACTAACGAATGGAATGATAAAGACGGGAACAAGCGTTTTACGACGGAGGTAAACGCGCAAACCATGCAGTTTTTAGATTCAAAAAGTGGCAATGGTGGGAACTCTAGTAATAATAATTACAAGTCAAATTCGGGAAATCAACAAACTCCATATATAAAAAATAGCCAGTTTGAAGATGATTTTATGGAAGACGACATTCCTTTTTAATATATTTTGTTTTATTGACTTATTAAAATGATTTATATAAACAGTTTTAATAAGTTAACAAATAAATAGGGATTATGAAGACTGAAGTAATAATGAAAAGAGAGCTCTTTGGTGTCGAAGTTAGGCAAAAGTCCAAAGAGGAGTACTTTAATGCGACCGACGTTGTGAAAGCTGGCAATAAGCTTAGAGTCGGCAAAGATTTAAACCCTTTTAATTTATCTCAATTTCTTGAGTATAATTCAACAAAAGAGTTTATCAAGGAAATTGAAGAAAGCGAAAAAGTAGACGCGTATAAAATATCAAAAGGAAGGAATGGCGGAACGTGGGTTCACCCTCTTTTACTGATAGATATTGCACTTGCAATCCATCCGAAACTAAAACTTGAGGCCTACAAATGGTTGCACGATTTCCTGCTAAAAAACAGGAATAAATCAGGTGAATCATTCAATAAAATGACAGGGGTTTTATATAACCGGCACGGGGACAAAAAAACTTATCACAAATTTATTAATAGTGTTTGCTTGAAGATAAGAGAATATTGTGGAGTAAGTGCAACAAGTAAGGAGGCTTGGCAAAACGCTAGCGAAGAGCAGCTTGAAAAAAGGGATAAAATCCACAACCGAGTTTACACTCTTGCTTGTGCGTTAAATAAGAATGAAGAGGCCGTCAGGCTGGCTTTTTTGGAAGAATAAAGGCGGGTAGCTCAGTTGGTTAGAGCAACGCGCTCATAACGCGTAGGTCGTGAGTTCGAGTCTCACCCCGCCTACCAAGTCGAGGCCGATTACGTGGTTTAATCTGTAAATTAAACTTGTTTTCCTTAATCGGTCTCACAATTTTAATCTAAAATAGAGAGAGAAGAAAATGAAATCACTTAAAAGTATGGTGAGAGGTTTTTTGAGTAAAAAATATTACTGGCACCTTTTTGGGTATAGGCACGAAAAAGGATACGGTTCAATTGAAATGGGACTTGTTAAAAAAAATATAACCCAGGACACAATTGCGGAAGTTGTAGAACAAGTTTTAAAAAACCCACTTGTCGATGACCTCGTTATTTTAAACGTAAGCTACTTAGGCAGGATGTCGAGCAAGGAATTTAAAGGTGGCTATGGCTAGAGTTAAATAGTTAGAGAATACTTTAGGAATCAGGAAGAAAGGAGAACGTGACTTCCACAAGCGAACCGAGAATCAAATAAATATGCCTTCAAATAACATAATAAGTGAAGCGGTTAGGGATCAAAATAAAATCAGACAGAATCAGAAAGTTGAAAAACTTATGTTCATGTCGGGATTAAAAAAAGATGAGATCGCTTTTAATATGGGGTATAAAGACCGCAACAATATTTATGCAGCTTTACTCTATAGAGGATTGCCGAAAGATAAAGAAATTATGATCGATATGATGTTGGAAATTGAACAATTAAAATATGATCTACATAGAGCAAGGAGTAAATGAATATGAAATCGACTTCCGTTACGAAGAAGGATGATAAATTAAATAGAGAATGTAATAAATGTTTTAAGACAAAATCTTTAAATGATTATTATTTGCAAAACAAAGCGATGAATTATTATGGATATTCATGCAAAGACTGTATTAAGAAAAGCAATAAATACGTTGCGGCGGTTAAAGAAGAAAAGCTGAAAACAGTAAGAAGGCGAGAATACGAAAAAACAAAATGGGTTTCATCGATAAAGGAGATTTATAAGTTAGAGCAATTACATTTAGAATTAAATCTTTTTCGTGTTGAGATGATAGATAAAATAGAAATCAAAGAAAATGAAGAGCAAAGAAGAGCTTTGAAACAAGAGCTTAATAAATTAAAAGGCTATATTTACAGATGCGAGCAATATTTTTTTGATAAATTGTAAGAATAAAACCATAAAAGAGGTTAAGGATGATTAAAAACGGCGATTTCATAGAGCAGATGATCGACAGAGGGCACATCGTCGGAGCTGTAAAAGATAATATCAATGCGGCAAGTTTGAATTTAACTCTCGGAAAAGAGTTTAAGTCTTTTGACTATTCAATGATGGGTAATATATCACTTAAACACCCTGAGAAAGTAAAATACAACACTTACTTCGGAAGTTATAATTTAAGGCCTGCCGGATTCGTTTTAGCGTCTTCTTTAGAGTATTTTTGCATGCCCGACAATATTGCGGCTACTCTAACTATGCGGTCAAGCGCTGGAAGGTTAGGTTTAGATCATTACGAGTGCGGATTGTTTGAGCCTCTTTTCAAAGGACAGGGCACTTTTGAGCTAACAAACAACCACGACGTTTTCAAAATTGATGGATCAAAAAACGAGACTTACATTGAGTTAAATGAGGGTGATATTGTGATTCAAGCTATATTCCATGAAGTTAATCCAGTCTCTGAAAAATACGGATATAATTTTAAAGGGAAATATAACGGGCAACGTGGAACAACTGTGAGTTTAGGTATATGAAAGGAGATAAAGATTTAGAGTTGGTTTGGAAAGCTACTCTAGAATCTTGTAAAGAGACTCAAAGAAAAACGATAAGAAATATTTGGTTCCATTTAGTCTTAATAGTCTCCCATACCACATTTCTATTATATCAGTTTTTTACTTAGCCGCTTTCTCAATATGCTCGTAGCATCCTTGGGTTCTCATCCTCACTACACACGCCGCAATCTGCCATTTATTCAATTTAGTCTTACTAGTCCTCCTTTTGTCTTTAGAAGTTCCACAGGACGCTAATAGGGCGATTAAAAGAAATAATCCGATCTTAGTCCATGCATTCATATTCTTCTATACCAGCGTTGCTACCGATTTCAGTTAAAACGTTAGTTGTTGGATTTAGTTTTAAGAATTTATCGTCGATTGAAATATCTAAAGAGCCGTTACAATACGTTATCCAGTTCGGCTTTGTGTATGCGCTAACGTTAATCAGTGTTTCAACTCTTGTTTTTGCGTTTGTTTTTGATAATTTTAAAGATCCGTCGTTCCCAGATATCATAAATATATTTTCTTTATCGAAATCTTGAAAAAAATTAACTATAGAATGCGCGGAAATACTAGAGCCTACAAACTCCATTTGATTTTTACCAAAAGAGTTTAGATCATAATAAAAAAAACGGATTGAAGACTCGCAAAGCAAGTACCCTTCATGGACCTCAGACAATAAGCAATTGCTTAAAGAATACGGTATGTTAAATCTATTTGAACCGCCAGAATAACACCATTGCCCTATGTTTGACTCATTATAACAATCAACGAGACCCGGTCTAGAAAAATATACCTTTGTTCCGCCGCTTTCATTCACGCAAAGATAATCATAAGGGGCTTCGTCTCCTGAATTTCTTATTTTAGCGACAATGCAATTTAAATCTTTCTTAAAGACGTAATCAAAATCCTCAGCGTTAAACCCGTCTGTGTTTGAATAACCAGCTACTCTGTTGCTAATTGAAGCTGTAAACGTTGAGTCTAGTCTAGTGTATGTATTATTGAAAAATTTATAAATATAATGCTTGCCGTTATTTTTTCTAAAATGAATAAAATTCGAATGAACTGTGAAATGTTTCACATCGCTAGTCATTACAAAAGCTACTGAATCACCCGTATTTGTTAAAACAAGGTTAATCAAACCGCTATTAGTATTGAAAAAATAATGGCCAAGTCTTTGATAGATTAAAGAAGAACTTTTTAAGTTACCTGACTGGCTTTTAGGCAACCCTATTTCAGAAAGAGGTACGGCAATATCATTTGATAAAACAATGTAAACTTCTTTGTCTTCTCCGTCTGAGTATTGAATCGCTTTTGAAGCCCCTGATATATTGTAAACAGAAACAAAATTTTCTGGCTGCATATCTTCGATAGTGTCGGAAATAGGGACTAGATCTCCGCTTTGGTAAGTGATTAAATTATCAGTAAAAGAAGAGCCTACAGAGTTTGAAGAGGAATCGCCTCTTTTGACTGCCGCGTTTGAATTACCGCTTAGTTTTATCGACTTTATTTTTGATGAGCTTATTTTAGGGGGCGTAGATTCTGATTTTTTATCTTTCTCTTCTCCATTGTTTGAATCAGCGCAAGAAAAGAAAATAAAAGAAAAAGCTACTGCATAAAAGATGGTTCTTGCTGCCATTGGAAATCCTCTGTGTACTCGTTAACTGTTGAAATAACCTCGCGTAAATATTGCCGATATGTCAAAAGCTAATTTTTTTCTGACTCTGAAATAGGATAATCAGAGAGCATAAATGGCGAGTCAGTTTTTTGTAATTTAGAACTCTGATAGGACGCAAAAATTCATTCTTCCAAAGATCTAAATTTTCTTGATTAGATTGTGTTCTTATCAACTCTTCTTCTTCCAGTTTTACTGATTTAATTTCTTGCGAAGTTTTGTTGACAAATGACCAACCTAGTCCAGACTCAACGATATTTAATATTTCCGAAGAAACAGAAGGTTTTTTGATTCCACTTAAAGCCCCGCTAAACCAATCTTTATATTTTTTTATCTGCGACTCAACTTCTTCCTTTGATTTAAAATCGTTTTTATTTAGTTCTAGCATTGCCAAATTTTAAATGAGGTTTTTGATTCAGGATGGTTTTCTTTACCCGTCCTCGGAGTATCGTTAGCGCCGTCGTCGTATGGCTCTTTTATATACCCTGAAGCGTCAGGTACAGCGTTAGTGTTACCACTAATCCCAGCCCAGTTATAAGCCCCCCCACCAGATACAACATTTTGAAACCCTCTCGCCGTATTGCTTGCGTACTCCTTATGATAATGGCCTTGGAATTCATCCTGCTCTTTAGAGCCCGCAACATCACCAGAATTATCAATTGTTATCTGCTCACCAGTATCATTTGCGTCCGCGTTTGCTGCAAGTTTTGTGATTGAGTCCACTAGAGTCAAAACAACCGCTGAAGGCGTTGATATGTCAACACTAAATATTGTCGTAGTTTTAGGGTTAGGGCTGCTTGTCGAGTCCGGCACTCTTCCGTTTGTCGCTGCCGTAATCCTTAAACCTTTCAAGTTTTGTAAAAAAACCAAATTATCAGCTTCAGTACCGAACGCCGTTGCGTCAACTGTCACTAAATTTGAGCCGTTTACGAAATCAGCCGCTAGATTATTTGCGGTGCCAGGCCAGACAGTAAAAGAAACTCCGTCCGCTAGCCTTAAATGCTCTGACCCTGTGGATTGATTAGTCCCTGCCCCATGCCCAGATCTTGAGAACTTTCCAGTCCAATCTGGCAATGTAAATTGGCTATTCGTAATTGCGTTTGAAATTTGCCCCGAAGTTGTCGCTGTAAATTTAACTAAATCAAATAAATCTTTGTACTCGGATTGCTCCACGCCTGTCGTACCATCTAAGCATATACTGTAAGGATCTAAAGGGTCATAAAAAGCGTCCTCTGTTCTCCTCCTCCCAAAAATTTGACGTCCATTTAGCCAAATGTTTGAATTTTGAGTCTGATTAGATATTACTGACTGTTCAAGCCTTGTCGCCGCTGGTTTTGCTGTGACAACATCCTCAAAATCCTTGTCAGTGAAAAATTTAGCTTCTGATTTGTCAGCGTTTAATAGCTGAATTTTGAAAGGGACGTTTGAGTTTCCGGCGTCTGCGCCTAGATTTATAGTTACGCCCCTACCTTGGAAAATATCCAATCTTTTTGATCCTGCATCTAAAACAAGATTAGCGGTCAATGTTGAATCGTAAACCATCAAAACTTTATCACCATCAACGAAAGCAACTGCGGTATCGCTCGAATCTAAAGCTGCACCGCTTCCGTTCGTGTAAAATGTTGACTCGGGGGGGTCTGATTTTGTTTGAACTTCAGTTCCCCACACTTGATTTGCTTTAGATTCAAAAATTATTTGATTTAAGTATTTATCAAAAACACCCGCCTTGCCATCTGTGCTAGCTTCAAATCCTGTCCGCCTTATCCCTGAAGGTACTATAGTTCTGCTACTTGGTTTTATTCCGAATATATCGTCAGCCATTTTATTCTGATATTAATAGTGAAAGTGTTCCGCCGTTTCCTGACGTTGAATTTGAAAGTCCTGTCCCTGCCAAAACTGACCCGCTAGGATCGCTAGAAAGTGTGAACGCGCCATTACTCAGTTTTAAACCGACGTCTAAATTAATTCCTTGCGCTCTGATTGACTGCATTTGGCTGTCAATATCGGTCTTATTTGTTACGCTTGAGTAGTTATCGACCAACGCATAAAAAGCGGCGGATCTAGGATAGAAATAAGCGTGCTCTATTTTATCCGCGTTAGTGAGATTTTTTAACGCGCTTAGCAAGACTTCATGCTGTCCAGCTTCTCTAAGTTTGATAGGTAGGACTTGTAAAAACGCACGATATTCTCCGTCACCTCTGCCATTCCTGACCCCCTGAGCTCCGTATGACTCGCCGACAATATCTAGGTTAATGCCGTCCGCGGTACTAATTGCTTTATTGTGTAAATATTTAAACGCTTCGTCTTCAATTGCTTGTAAATAATCTAGATAAATTTCAAGCTTTTTATCTATATTTACTTTTTTTTTAAAATGCTTAGTAAGCCTCCCCTTGCCTTTTTCTGAGTAGTCGGTTTTTTCTTCAAACATTATGTACTCGTTACACTAACATTGCCGGAATCAATATTTGCAGATTCTACCGGAGTTATTGTGATCGTATTTGTGTTTGTTGGGCTAGCTGTTTTAGCAAATTTCAAAACATCGATTGAAACAACTCCGTTTATTGAATTAATCGCTTTTTCTAAAGTAGAGCTCCAAACGTCATAACCCGGTGAAAAATCTATTACGGCAAGAGCTGCTGCAATTTGGGCGTCTCCATCACTCGGATAAGCCTGACCTTGCAAAACGTCTGAGTTTATCGTGATTTCTACATCAACATATAATTCCACGACAGAAAGCCTTGAAAAACTAATCGAAACACTTTCACCCTCACTATCAACTAAAGCCACTGTTGTTGAACCAAAACTTCTAACACCGGAGCTTACCGAGTTAAAAACCGCTGTAGCTACCTCGCCGTCTGTCCCACCCTCGACAAAGCACTCAACAGACCCGGAAGGCCTACCGCCTCCGTCCGTAGAGTTTCCATTGTTTTCAAAAACTGTTTTCTTTATTACTCCAGAAATATCATTCAATTTCGCTAGAATAGCTTCCCTAAACCCGCCCCCGGCCACGGAAACACTAGAGTCAGCTCTTGATCTAGCCTCCGAATCAGTCTCTTTTTCTACTCCTAATGTTGCGTCTAACAAATTTTCAACTTCAACAATTCCAGGAACTGTACCTACAATATTTGTCAAAGTCCCCGACAAAGCGGTTGTCGCCCCTGTATTTATAGCTGTAAGGATAACCGGACTAGCTTCGTAAACCGTTATTGTCCCCACTGCCGGGCTCGCAAGGGTAGAATCGACAGTTAATTCGAAGGTTGTACTTGTGCCGTTTTTTACTTGTCCTAATATGTTATAGCCGTCTAAACTGGCCCCTCGCAAAAAAACAAACGAATCGTCGGCGTATGGGTTTGAAGTCATTGTTATGGTTGCAGTCCCAGAATTTTGAGTTAATGAAACCGCTGAGGTCGCCCCTATAATCCCTAGAGTTGCCGCTGATAGGTTTTTAAATGTCGCACTTGTTTCTATGACGCTTACGTTCAAAGCTTCCGCTGATATTGACTGGCCGTTAGTCCCTCTAGCATAAACAGTGCTAATTGAAGCAGTTGCAACATTTCTAGTTAGGCCTATTCTCTCTAATTCGTAATCAAGAGAAATCCCACTTGCTTTAGACCTTGCGTTTGAGTTGTATATCCCTGAAAAAGATTCATGTAATTTAGAAAAAGCCTCCGCTATTACGCCTATTTCTTTACCTAGATCGGATTCATCGTCTAAATTGAAACTTGCACCATATTTAGATCTATAACTAGATTTTAACTCGCTTCTTATTTCTGCGAGAGTATTTGTCTGAAGTCCTGTTTCTGAAAATTTTATAGGCATTTAAATCCCGAGCTCTGTTTCTGCCTCTATTGCGCCAAATATAGAAAGAGCAACAATATTAACATTTATGGTGTTGTTTATGATTTCGTAATTCAACTCTGTAATCTGCTCTACCCCATTAACTTTAGTGACCGCGGCTCTTATCTCTGCCTCTTTAGCCACTGAAAGATTAGTTGCCCCAAGTAACGGATCTTCTTTATCAAAATAGCCAATCCCTTCTGTAAAATTAAGAAACCAATCTCCCGCGACTGAGTTAAGGTTTGTGATAATTTGCTGTTTTATGACGTCGGCGTCTTCAACGAAGACAGGCGCTCCGTTTTCTATGACAAAACCGTTAATTGAGTCGTATTTGTAGTCCCTAAAAGTAGTCATTATGGTTTTATGTCAGGGTTTGCAAGCGACGCGATTTTAGCTGCAAGAGTAACTAGCGTCTCGCTTGACCTGATAACGCTAGGCACAGCCGCTAAGGTTCCGCCCGCACTGTTAGGTTGGGAAACAATACTGATTAGGTCTTGCATCATCCTTAATAAGTCCGCTGTTGAATTTCCAATTTCTAAAAAAGTACCATCGGCTGTTTTTATTTGGCCAGTGTTTATTTTTGGGGGCGTTGGCCACCCTTTTAAATCAGGAGAAAGCCCCAATACCGCTACTGCGTCAGCATGAAAAAACTTTCTACCATCACTAGGCAAGACTAAACCTCCCGTATTTTTCCAATCAGCTAGGAAATTATTTGTAACAATCAATAAAACGTCAAGCCCTGCCATGCTTAATGGGTCCATAGGAGGTCTTATCATAAACGTGTTAGTTTTTCCGGGAAGTAATATTGGAACGTTCAGTATTCTTTGAGGGTAAGGAGACTTTGTTAAACTATCGACTTTCAAGAACCCACTAAAAACATCTGCAACATAATTATTTGGGTTTGATAATGATGGCCTTGCCGCAATTATATTGCCGGGCATTGAAGTGCTTACACTAGACATAACTCTAGAGACAACGCTCTCTATCGCATCTTCTAAATCATCGCTTCCATCAAAATTCATAATGCTGGCAATATTGTAATTTTAGGGAAATAAGCGACAACAGTGCTAGAAAATTCACCATCTCTATTATCGATGTTATGAGTTACCTTAACGATAGCAAGTATTGTTGTTCTACCAATATTTATATTTGAGCCTGCCGCTAATCTATAAAGAGAATCTGAAAGTAATATTACAGGGTCTCCGATTCTTAAAGAGCCGTCTAGGTTAACCTTAAAAACTACTCCTTCCGGTGTTATTTCGGGCGAGCCGATCAATCCATTTGCCGGTGTTATTATCTTTGGAACTGCTAAAGGGTCGATTTGACCCGCGACATACCCTGAAACACCAGCATCGTCAAAACTGAATTTTACTCTTCCCGGCAATCCTTGTTCAAACCTTTTTAAAAAGGTGTCCAGCGTTTCATCAATCTCTTCTTCCTCAGCGAATACGGCAGCGCCTAAGACTGTATTTAAATACAGGCTAGAGCCCGCCGTTTGTGTAAGTTTTGCTTGAGTAAGTACAGTGTTGAGAACGGAAAGCTTAGTCTGACCTTTTGAGGCAACGGTTTTAATTCTTTGCCGCCTTAACTGAAATATATTATTCTTAAGATTTACTCTTGTGATATAGTCAGGAGGTATCTTAGAGGTACTACCATCATAAACAATCCCACTAAAAATAAGTCGTAATCCGTCCGATAAATAGCCCGCGAATACCTGAACAAGTGCTCCAGTGTTTACCCCGTTTAAATCTTTTTTGAAATCAAGCGATCCAGAGCTTAAATCGTTAAGGTTATATAACTCTAAGGAGGCGCTTGTTATCTTGTTTGTGGAAATCTGCTTTTCTATCTGACCAGTGATATAAATCTGAGGCTGGGTTAATGCTGACGTGATAGGGTTTATTACTATCGGAGTCCCGCCAATCAAAGGGGTTATCACGACTTGTATATAGCGTCTTCTTAATATAATCACAAAACCTCTGTGTATTTCAGGACTACCTCTTTACCAAAGTTAGTCTCTGTGGGGTCACGATTAAAACCGTCTATGTCGATTGCCTCAAGAGTGCCAAGTGGAACCGCTAAATGTTTTAATTGTTTTAATAAGTCCACACCTCCAAAGATAGGGATCTCGCTAATTTTGTCATCAATACTCATAAGCCAGGCGTCGATTCTTTTTTGATATTTTATTTTAAAAGTATAGGAAGTGCCGTTCAGGGATTTTTGGAACCGAACAATCCTTAGGTTATTATCCTGTATCACGCCTAAGTTAAAGATAATTTCAGCCATTAAATAACCCCTAAATCGACTAAGTCAGTTGCTGTGTGGGCAATGTCTTGGTCTAGTAATAGGTTAGCGGCAAGAAACGCTAATCCTAGCGCTGTATTTTGAATTTCAACAAACTTAAGGTTCATAATTAAAGACTTTCCGTCTTCAGGAGTTTTTACCGGATTTACAACTGATAGATATATGAACGAATAAGTTTTAACACTCGTAGATAATATTAACGGAGTTGATAAAAACTGCCATAGCTCGAGTTGAGCATTTACTACACGGGATCTGCCGTCGAAAACCTCTTGAGAATCTCCCATCGGGGTATCAGTAATTCTAATCGTCAACTCGCATTCTTTTGGCATCTGGATCGAATTATCAAAGCCGAACCTGCCAAACTCTGTGGGGTAACTAGTATATTCTTTTACGGAATTGTGACTCTCACTTATAACGGCGTCTATTTCAATCGGCAAACCGGGGCCGAGTATCACCGATCTTGTGTTAGAAGATTGAGTTAAAGCCATTAATTACCTAAAGGAATAATTTGATTCGCAGACTGTGGGGCAACTCGTTCTGTATTTTTATCTACAATATCTTTCGATTTCTTTGATAAAACATCGTTTACAACCTTCCCTATTACTACGGGGTCTTGCGCGCCATTTATGTTTATCGTGTTTGTTTGGTTTACTACTTTCCCGCCCCCGCTGTACTGCTTCTCCCACCTATTTGTTTGATCTTTCACAGCGTCAACTAATGGGAATATGTAATTTTTCAAAACTGGTGCGGCTATGTTTTCCCCAAACGAAGAGCTCAGGTTTTCAGATTCAGAAGAGACCCTTTTAAATAATCCAGAAGCTGAATTTGAAATTCTTTCCGTAGATTTAGATAATCTAGAATCAAGTCTAGGCATCAAAGTTTGCGCAAACATCATTCTTTGTGCTGGTGTTACTTCTGCCATCATGGAACTAAACTTAGTTCTTGCGTACTCATCGGCCTCTTGCGCTGTTGTAAGACCTAAGTCCGTCAATCCGCCCATCGCTCCCGTTTTTATGAAGTCCATAAAAGCGGATGATGCGCCTTGGGTACTTTGTCTTGTTGCAAGGCCTAGAGCCGCCATTCTTTCAAGCTGACTAAGAACAAAACCTAAGTCACTAGTTTTTGTCATTGAATCAAAAACAGAATTAAGAAGGTCTAGGTCTGTTGTTAAATCTTTTATCGGTTGTGGTAATTTGCTGATTGCGTCTTCTATTTTTTTAAGTCCACTTGTCCCGATTTCCTGTCTAAATTCAAGAGCGGCTTTTGCTTCATCAATAGTGGCGAAAACCTTAAAAGCTTTACTCGTAGCATTTATTGCCCATCTAGCGACATCAGCCCCGAGTCTGAAAAGTGAAAGCTTCCATAGTTTTCGTGTAGCCCCTTCATTCTTCTTAAATGAGTCATTCATACTCTTGAAAAAACTATCGAGGTTGACGTCTTCAAAATCCCCTTTAGCGTTCTTCATCGTGATTTTTAAATCGTTAAACTTAGACTTAAAACGGTCTGCCCCGGTCGGGTCGAAGTCGAAACCTAGTTGTGCTAGTAATGATCTTACTGGTTCGTCAGCCATTTTATATTTCGCTTTCTTCTATCTGATTGAATTGCTGTATTGACTCTAAATCAATGTAGTAGACCATTTTTATCAAATCCGTATACGTCCAACTTTCTCGTATCTCCTGAAGGGTTCCGTATTTTTTACGCACAGCTACCCAGATTAAGGAATTTATCTCCCCATCCTCCAGCTCTACGTATTGCCTCCGCTGATATCCTTCTCTGAAGACTTCGGGGAAAGTATCCCTATTTCGACTAACTTTTTTTTTAACTCTATAACCGATTTCCCATAATTTAGTTCAAAACAATCAAACGCTAGGGGTATCAAATGCTCGTAGTGCTTTTGGAAATGGTCATCAAACTTTTCGTCGTCTTTGATGAGAGGGATTGTAATAGTGGACTGGACTAGCTCTTTCAACATTGAAGCGGTTTCTTGAGGATCAAGGCTAGATAAGCAATCAAAAAACCCTGCTTGAATTGAAGGATTTGAATTCATAGAGTCCATAAACCCCGCGAAAACCTTACCGTACTTAAATTGAAGAACTATCCTTTTTGTGGCTTTGAACTCTTCTAGGTGGTAATTTATATTGTCGATTTCTTTAGTTTTTGTGTTCATTCTCTCTCTTTTTGTTTATTTGCAAAAATAAATATTGTTACAAACAAACAAATTAAGCAAGCTCTATTGAGCAGTGTTACCCCCAATATCACCTCGGAGATTTGTGCACTTAATTCTCCAGACTCTATTTTGTCCGGTGTTACCAACTGACACGTCTGCGTATTTTAAGATAAAACATTTAGCAGAACTTAGTTGTGTCTGACCGTTCAAATCCTTAAAACTGGAAACGAAAATCCTTTGTCCGGTACTTAAATCTTCATTAATAAGATTACTCAAAGTCTTATTAAAATCACTCGATTGAGCTAATGTGATTGTGAGAACAGCAGCAAAATTATTAGTCGCAAACCGTGTATCTTCACCATCATTACCTCTTTCATGAACCCAAGCGTCAGCATCCCAAACAATACTTACCTGAACTCCTGCCGCATAACCAGAAACGGTTTTTCCATCGATCACCAGCGGCATCTCCGAAGGATCGACAGAACTTAACTTATTTAAAACTGTCATTTTTTACCTAAACTAATAATTTTACGTTGTATGATGTTTTTAATATTGTCGAACCAACTCTCGCTGTAACAACTATTTCTGGGTAAATCCCTGCTTGCCTGTTAGCCGCTGACGCTGTCAAGGCGTCCGCTGTAACTATAGTGTACGGCTGGGTATTATTTAAAGGATTTAAACCCCCTCTTGAGAGCTGAGTATCCAGCGGCCCAATAACACCCGCTGCGACTTGTTGAGCCCCAGTGTTTGTATAAGAAGGTTTATCATTAATTACAATTTGAAACGTTTCAGCTTCAATATTAACGTCTAACCAAGCTGCGACAACCTGGTCTTTTATTTGGCGCCCCGTAACCATTAGCCCGTCAGCAGTTATTGATATGTTATTGTAGGGGTTTAAGTAAGTATTGTAATGTTTACTCCTTAAGACCTGTACTTGCGAGTCAGTTAAAAGCGTTTTTGGGATAGCTACTTGCCCAACTAGACTTATATAGGCCGCTGTATCTGAACCGATCGGATTGGAAAAGAAGGCGGACTGTAATGCTGACTCAATAAATTTATACCTTGCGAAATAAGATATCGCTTCCCCATCGGCATCGTTGGCAGCGCCGGTCGCCAATATTGTAAAAGTGTTTGCGTCAGCGACTGTCGCAACTGTCGCGTTTATATTTACTGAGCTATCAGAATGTCCAACAGGGGTAATATCGTCTCCAACCCTTAATCCATGAGCAGTACTCGCAAATGTTACGATTCCGCTCGCAACCGTGACGGTTATTGAAGCCGCATCTACTCCGCATTGATGGTGACAATACGCGCCTACGTTATTATAATTGAGCGCAGAAAGTGAAGACGCAATATCAGCGACGCTTGCTGCGTTTAGTTTTGTCGCGTCAAACTCGGTAGAGAAAAAGTAAACAATGTTTTTACCCGCGCACCAATCCGCGATAGTGTCTATAATAGTTTCGTTTTTTGTTGTTGTGATTAAAGTAAACCAATCTTTATCTTCATCCCACAACGCATCAAGACTCGCAGTTATACTTGCGTCACCGTTTGTAACTCGACCAACCTTTGTTGTCTTGTTGTGTCCTGGTTGCTTATAGTGAGCGTCTAAAGCTTTATAAATTTTAGTTGTAGCCGCAAATGTAGCTGCGGCATCCGCTAAACTAACAAAAGTCTGCGTTAAGTTTGTTATTGTGTCCTCTAAGTCAACATCGAGAAAAAGAGTAAGCTCTAACGATTGACTAGAAACTACGCGGTCCTCAATTTCGACTTCCGCGTCTGATATATCTAATATGGCCATCTAAATTCCTTGTAATGTTGTTGTGGTTGAGACAGATGTTATTTTTTCTATTGATTGTTGCTGGTTAGATACGAAGCTTAGTATTATTTCAACAGGGCATCTTAACTCGTGAATATCCCCTAAATAGTTACTAAACGAACTTAAATCTCGGTAATCCATCAACCCTATATTGTTTGATCTTGCATAAACTTTTGAAGCATTAAGTCTCAGCCTTGTCAAAAACTCATCAGCTAGTTGATACGCGCTTTTATATCCTACGATCGACTCGTTTGCGGCTTGTTTTTCAGTTTTAGAGCAAAACATTATCTGAATAGTTTCTAGTTTTGGGACATCGATGTTTTCCGTGTAAGTTGAATCACTCAATGAAAACTCTCCGTAAGACACGTGCTCTTGACTAATTCTTGTTGATGATATTTCTGACCAAGCGGCGTAAGGTAGCGATGGGGGTTTTGCCCCATCTTGGTTTTGCTTAATGAATTCGGTAGTTGGGTCAACCACTTTTAAATAACCATACACGGTCGCGTAAGGAATCATTCAACACCTTCAGAAATATTTTGCCTTTCACCAGTCCTTGTAAGATCAAAACTTCTATGAAATGGCCATTCTTGAATATTGTTAATATCAAAAACTCCGGTACCAATTTCTACTTTGTCTTTGTTTCTTATTAACTGGTCAATTGTGGCCCATCCGTTACGATCCTGCATTGTTCTCTCTCCAATACTTTCTTGCACAATTTTTTTGGTCACTGGCTGACTATAAATTAAAACCTGTGTTCTATCGCTCTTGTCTTCCATGTATATTCCATCGACGTAAGAACCACCGTCACGATCGAATCTTACTATCACGTGGGGTGATTGTCTTTTTTGGACTACTCTCGCAGCTTGAACACCTTCTCTAATAGCCATTATTCAACCACCGTCTTTATTGACTGTTGCAATCTACCCTCTCCTTGAAGAGGATTTTTGTTACCCCCTTTTTTGGCTAAAGTGGATTTCGCGTTGGCCACAAAATTAGAGCCCTCATTTATTTCTTTTTGAATCAGATTATTGTAAGTTTCACCCCATAAAAACAAAGCTTGATTAATTTTTAATTGCCCATCCCTAACTTTAGCCGCGAGCCCAACACCTACTTCGATTAAGTGTTCTTTGTGTTTATCAAAAGTTTGTCTTATGAACGGTCTCGGCGGAATAATTATAGTACTAGACTTTGTTCTTCCTGATAAATAACCTTTCCCTTTGTTTAAGTCTTTTTCTTTAAGGAATCTTGTTTGCCCCCTTTTCGCTGAAGCTTTACTCTTAAAGCCGTATGCAACACCGCCTTTATTCTCTATCGTCGCCCCGAACTCGTTTGCTATAGCGTATTTTAAAACCTCACCTTCCGCATCACCATGTATGCCGACAGTGGACTTCTTAAAATCACCATCTTTCAGTCTTGAAATGATACCATCTAATAAGTCTGGCCCTTCTTTTATTTCCAATGACATATCTAACCAACGAAAAATTTCTTTTGTCGTTTCTTTACGTTTTCTGTTAATAATTCATAATATTGGCGACCAAAATGGGTTTCCAATATGCCTTGTTCAGCCGAGGGATTGTTTACGGGCATTGTTTTGCTAATTGATATATTGCCGACTGATTCGCTGCCAGTCGTACCCTCACCCGAAGCTGGCGTTATTGCTAAAGCCGCTTTGTGTGCTGCGTAAAATCTACGACCGTGAAACGTTAAAATACCCCATCTAACAAAAAAACATTTTTGCTCTGCCAAATGCAGAATCATAGTTTTTTGATTATCGTTAAAATTTTGTAGCGAATATGGATCAAAGCTAAGCGATTCTTGATCGGCTTCAAGAATCGCAGTATCAAGCACATCTTGCCAGACAATTTCACCATTTAAAATAGTCATTAAACTACCAAAGTTTTTTCATACGATTCTTTTTTATTTTCAGAATCAAGATTCTTCTTACCTCCTTTTATTTCTATAATAGAGAAATCACCAGAATCTAAAAGGTCTTGGAAATGACTTTCTTTTGAATCCTGTAAAAACTTCTTTTCCTCATCTGTAATTATTTTAAAAACATTTGCATCCCCTTTGAAAATATTATCTTTTCTAGGGAAAACAACACTAACTTTTTTACAAGTCAATGTTTGCTCTGTATTGGTGTGATTAAAAACTTTCCAATTCATTTTTTACCTTTAAATATCGTAAAGTTGCGTCATTGATTTAGGATGCAGAATAGTCAACCCTGACATTTCTTGTTCAACACCATATTCAATCCTTAATTGATTAAAACTAGGTGGATGAAAAATGAGCTGATCGTTAATCCTCGCCTTAATCAAGGTAGCATCTCTCGCTTTAAAACAAACCGCCATGTCTGAAGAACCGGTTCCAGCGCCAGACAATTCGGGGATGCTGACAAATTCTTTAATCAAAGGAAGGCCGTCTCCACCTTTTGCTTTTAAAGCAATATCACCAATAAAAGTATCGGTGGCCGTCCCCATTCTTGTAGAAAAAATCAAATTAAGATGTGAAATTGGCAGTCCGATTGTAAAACCGCTTTTCCCGTAAGCGTTTTTGTTGTCTAAAATTATTTTATTCGGCATACCAATAATGTCCGCCAATATTTCGTCTGTTGTTTTATCCGCGCCATCCCAAGGCTTGGCATTTGACCCCGCCGCAGAAGCAGCGGCTGAAACATTCGGGACGTTAGCTGCGTTAATTAAACCCGTAATATTTAAACTCGCATCTCCAACAATCATGTTTTTATGAGCTGTGATCTCGAAACCATTAATAGTATTTTCTTGATCTGCTCTGTCAATTTCAGCCCCAGCAAATGCAGCGGCTCTAATCTCAGCATATGTGTAATAATATCCTTGATTATAGACATGCTGTTTATTCATGTATTCCTTCGCGTTAGACCGTTTGAAATTAATCGTCCCGTCTCCACGAGCTGAAACGCTAGCCCCGTCACCAGTTTTTTCATACTGTTTATAATTAACATGGCTAGCACCAAGTGGGACGTTTTGGATCGCAAACCAAGCACGCCAGTCCCCTAAAGGTTTATATTTTAACGTATTGAATTCAGGGTCCATGAATGTTGTATCACGTTCAAAAAACAATCCCGTGTTATCTAGCCGGCGTTTATCTAAATATTTCTTAACCTCCTCGGCCTCATTGTATATTTTCTTATCACTCTTGTCTTGCCTGTAAAGACCTTTAAAGCAGGGGTCGTTTACAGCTCTTTTATAAAAGTGTTCCTCACGGAAAAATTCCTTCAAACCAGACTTGCCGTAAGCTTCTGCTTTCGCAGATTTGTTTTGGAAAAAAGTTTCATAAAATCCCTTTTCATTTAGAGCTTGATCCATTCTTTGTTCATAAATCGGTTTTATCATTTTTCAATCTCCTTATGTGTCAGTATCAGTATCACCGATGTTTGCGTAGATGTTAACGTAGCACTCTATAATGCTTCCACTAGTCCCAGCTTCCAAAGCTTTTATTGGGGTAATCGACGCTTTATTTGTGTCCATATCTGCTCTGTATGTATGAATCGCACTGTCGCCTCCAGCGGTATGCACAAAAAACAAATTGTCATTTTTTGCGACTGTGTCAGTAATTGTGAGGGCAACAAAACCTTGTTGCACTATCAACAACTCGTCTTCATCGACGTAAGTTATTGTATTCGCATTTATGTTTTTAGCTTTATCGTGCTGCAGTGCTACAACTCCATAAACCGACTTAAAAGCAAAAGCGGATGCTGGAAGATCAACCCCGTTTTTCGCAGTATCAGAAATTACAAGTTGACCCTGTAATATGTTCGTTGAAGACTCACTGACTCCCGTCGATGTGATTAAACCGCTCGATCTCGTAATTAAACCCGCACGATATTTGACCGGGTATTCTTGTGCTGCTGTTTGCATTTTACCTCTGTATTTAAAGTGGTTTTGAAGAATAATCGACGTTGGGGTCACCCTCACTGTCGTTTAGTTTGTATGTCTCAAGATTTCGTAAAGAATTAATATTACCATTAATTTTTTCTGAATCCTTATGATAAATATCCCAAGCTGCGTCTTCGTACCCTTGGATGGAATCAAACTTTTCTTTGTCGTATCCTGCAAGCGCTAGGATTTCCCTAGTCGCTTTTTTATTAATTTCTTCAAATGATCCTGAATCCGGCATTTTATATTCAATGATTTTAGCAGAGTTTAAAATCTCTTCACGCCTTTTCATCAAAGAATCTAATTTCTCTTTTTGAATAGAGTTTTTGCCAGAATCTCTCAAAGAGGCGTTTTCTTTTTCTAAGGAGTCAATTCTCAACTTAAAACTATCCATTTTTACTAAATCAGATGCGGTAGAGTCGGACTTCTTATCTTTTTCGCTAATCAGCGTGTCTATTTCCTTCATACACATATCTAAAGCTTTCTTCATTGCAAGAGTATCCTCGTTTTCTTCAACTTCCATTGAATCAATCTTCAAGCCGCTTTTCTCGTATGCACCCACTTTAATCTTCATTTTCACCTCATTTGTTGTTTTATTGTAGTCAATATAAGCAGAGCCTTTTGCATCAAGCCTTAAGCAACACGAACTACCGGCCCGCCCTTCTGTTGTTGCTGTAACGTGATTATACCTAATTTCTAATTGCCTAAAATCGTAAGGTTCGCCGCCATAAACTCCTGGTTCTTTAACGGTTTTACATGTGTAGCCCGCTGAAAGTTCAAGCATTTCCTCGTCTTCGATAGAGTCCATTGCTTCTTTTGAATAAATAGCTATTTTACATTTTAAATAATCTCCTTCGACCGTGATATTTTCACCTATGGCTCCTTTTACTTGTTCTTCTGAACTTTCAGGTTTTACAAATCCACCCCTATGCTCCAATGTGAACGGTTTTAGAGATAAAGTTTTTATTGATTCTGGGTCAAAAACCTGGTCGGGATGCCGAAGCTCTCTAACAATATTGCCATTAGAATCTTCATATTTAAGAACCCCAACTCTAGTTGGTGTTGCCTCAAGGATTGCGAAACCGTTCTCATCTAAATGTTTATCGAGCTTCTTAATCCTACTTCTAACGAAATCCCATCTCTGCACGTTCATGACAATAACCCCACCATGTATTCAAAAACCGTAGACCAAAAAGCTATTATAAAAGGCGAAAACTGGGCAAAAACAAGGATAAAAACAAGCGTGTAAATGCTAATCAAAGTAATCCTTTTTAGAAATTTAGACTGTCTCGCGAAAACATCCGTTGACTGAAGAGTCATTGCTCGAGTCGCTAAAGCTCCCGCTAAAATTATAAAGTGCCACTTTATATTGTGATCAACTTGCTTAACTGCGACATAGCCATTTGATAGCGTTTGGAATAATTCAGTTATCATTGCCCGTCCTTTTATATTGTATCACGTTATCGTTTTTTAAATCTTTCTCAAATAACCCGAACTTATTGAATACTTCCAAAGGTGTCATGCCAGCCAAAGCGTAAGGAATTAGTAGTGTTGTTGGCATTAACGCTACAAAGTTAAAGAAAGCGGTCCCTGCCTGCTCAACCCCATAAAAAAGACGGTGCAAAGCTATCGACCAAGCGGAAATTATCGCAATCCTTATATATAAAGTCAGATTGAAACCGCTACTCAGAAAACACCAAAGAAAACAAAAACAAAAGACTACCCAAAAGACCGTCAAAAATATGTAATCATTTGTGTGTACAATTGAAACATTTTGTGCAGTACTCTCATATAAATATATAACATGCGATAAAAGCAAAGACAAAACACCAGAAAGTAAAACTCTGTGGATGTCTCTTGGGGCCCTAAATATCTCGAGAAAGTATTTCATTATTCGAAATCCTTAGTTTCAAAAACACACCTAAAATTTGAATACGTCTCAGAATCTCCTACCGTCTTTACGCCGTTAATCACTCTTGAATTGATTGGAGGTAGAGACCCGTTTTTCATATATATGTCGTAATAGTCCCCGATTTCGTCAATTACCCATTCTGGATACTCTGACTCAGTTTTTATTCTATAAAACAAATCTTTTTGCTTAGCGAAATGCTTAACCATGACGGAGTCCAATTCATTTCGAGTCGGTAGTCTCGCGTTATGTATCTCGCAAAATTCTATAGCTTCGCTTCTTTTTGAAAACTTTGGTTCTTTACTTTCTGTAAAACTCCCGTCTTCATTTTTTGTGACAAGTCGTGACAGATTACGCATAACAAATAAGTTATTGTTGCTATAACTATATAAATCTCTTAGAAACACACCCTCTTCGAGCATCTCTTTTTCAAGCTCTTTGAATTCTTCAGAATCAAAAACAAAATGGTCTTTCTTTGTAGATTTCTTTTTTATATCGATAACTTCGCCGCTAATATTCTCAATTGAAGTTTTCGCCATAAATTTATAAAGATAGCCACCGGTTTTCGACTCGTAGGCTTTATCAAGCAAATATAAAGCTGAGTAAGTCGCTGACAATAAAATAAACCCAGCAATAAACCTAAACCCCCAATTTAAAAACTTCTTAGTGTTTGAGCCTGCTTTTTTTAATTTTTCTGGGGCTGTAATGTAAGGCAATAAAGAAAAACCAGTATTAGGTTTTTTCAATTTATTATTTTTCAATTTCTTATCGAAAAAAAGAAACTCGTGTGTTGTGTTTATTTCGTACTGATCTTTTTGAAAAAAGATCTTAATCTTATGCCATCCAATCCCATCATCTACTACTCTAAATTCGGGGTTGGGAACTGAAGTTGTTGTTAAATTTAAAAACCCTAACTCGTTAGGATCATATTCACCCAACAATATAATATCGATCTCAAAACCATTAGGGACTCTAAGAGAGAAAGACTCATTAAATAATTTTTCTTTGCTAGAATTTGGAACGTACGTCATAATATACCCAAGCTTTTTAATTGTTGTGTCTTTTCTTCTGCTTTAATTATCTTAGTTGTCCTTTCGCCTAGTAAGTCTTCTATTACCATTTCTGCTTGACATTTACAGTTTATATCTTGCCCGGGCTCGTTCCTTTCTCCAGATCTTTTCCCTGTGGTTACTGTAATTGGCGGCTTGCCCCACTCAAAAACAGCGCCTTCTAATTTTGCATGATCATCTCTAACCGCGATATTCCCTCTTGTTCGCCAGATATAACGAGATCCACCGTTTGATTTTTGTCTTACCTTGTCGAGCTGCCCGTTAAGTTTCTGGATTTGGTCAGTAGCGACCAGTTTCGCTCTTGATTTGTGGAATTCCCCACGATCAATAATTTTTTCTTTTAATTCTTTTACTATGCTTTTGTTTGAAGTACCCGACTGCAAACCGCCCATCACAATGTCTTCAACTTCTGAAAAATAACTTTCTGAAATAGTTGTGATCTTCTTTGTATTAGACTTGATCGATAATTCTAAATATTCTTTAACAAAAGGATCTGACTTTAAAGGCTCAACATTAGCGATGCTATTTAAAGATTTATCAAACTCCCTCTTATGATCGTTGCCAGCCCCAATAAAAACCTTATCAACTTTCTTGATGATTTTTCTTTGATATAAATTAGTGTCAGGAATTCCGCCAGCAAGCAAAGCTCCGAAATGGTTAATGTAAATCCCTCTCAAAACCCTTTTAAACAATTCAGAGAACGATGAAATACTATCTTCCCTTTGAACCACCCCTATTAAAATCGGGAATAAATCCTTTTTTACGAGCCTTTCCGCGTTCTTAATTTCACTATCAAAGATCTTTTTTAGTTTGAATCTATAAGCATCACTTATATCAACAATCAATTTCTTTCTCTTTTTACTCATAACGCTTTAATTGTTGTCAACAAAACAATCCCTTGTTTGTTACGACTCATTATTGCTTTCCTGAGAACTATCGGATTCACCCCGCGATATCTCTGCAACCCTCTCTTCTTCCATTGCGTCACGTTCAGATTCATCTATAATGTAAGAATCATAGTCAAAGTTGTCACTGCTAAATCTTGATTTTGTACCCTCGTCTGGCGTAAGCATTCCGATTTCAACATACGCTTTGTCGATTTCGGATGAAATCTTCCTCGCTTGTAATGATTCGAGAAGAGTTGGTTCGCTAAGATTGTTGAATTTAAATTTGCTTTTTCTGGGGTCAAAACCCATTAAAAGTAAACATTTTTGAATGCTTTTCCGACCTTTCGTGTTTTGTATCGATTTTAGACGTTTATGATAATTTCTTAAATCAGTTTCAGCGCTAGAGCCTCCTAATGCTCCGCCTTCAGCACTAAATAAAACTGAATGAGGTATTCCAGGGTCAGCAGCGGCACAAACTTGGTTTGTAAATCTGTCCAGCATTTCGGGGAGTCCAGCAAGATTCGCTGAATCTCTTTTTAATTCCTCTTCATCTCCAAAAACACCGACGTTTTTCATACCCATCAAAGATATCGCTTGCTGCGCTTTTGTTATTATTAAATCGTCTTCATTGTTCGCCACTAATTCAGCTAGACCCTCAATTTTTAGGGTTTTCCAAAAAAACTCACCCACCGCATCAGTTGCAGACTGGAAAGATATTCCATAACTTTTAAGAGCCGAGTTGAAAGGCTCAAGAACTGATAAACCCCATCCTCTACGCTCAACGCGAAATTTTTGTGCACTCGGGGGTTTCCCATCTATCAATATTAATCTGGAATGATGAATTTCTCTATTTTCCGAGCTGCCGGGTTGAATAATTATAGTCGTGTAGTGCTCCGGCTTGCCGATAAGCGAAGGATCAACATCTTTCCTAGATGCATTATAATATGTTATAGGAAAACAATACCAGGAATTTACAACCTCTATTCTTTTAATGTTTTTATATGAGGGGTTTTTTAGAGGTAATCTTTCGTCGTCACCGTAATCGAACCAAATAGCTGCGCCATAATGGTTGCGAGATTGTTTCATAGCATGAATTATTTTTTCTTTTATTTCAAACTCATCAAAAAGGTCCTCTATCATCTCGATTTGAGATGCATTTGAATCCTCTTCATCGTTAGACTTAATGAATTCGATCCAATTCGAAAACATATCGTCTACGGGAGCATCGATAACTCGAGACGCTAGCCAGTTTTCATTATACAATCTTTCTAACTCATGCATAGACATCCGGCCGTCACTAAGGAATGTAGTATTGCTAGAAATGTCATACCCCCCACCGAGCCCTGTGTTTGGATTGTAAAACGAATCCTGTCTCCTTTTGAGAGTACTACCTCTTTCGGTCAAAGCTTTATCCATCGTGATTCTTTTTTTTGCTCTATTCTTTTTTTTAGACATTATTTTTTCTCTTCCTTAAAGCCTCTGCCATGGTTAATTTTCCCTGAATTAAAGGCGCGATAGCGTATCTAATAGCATCAATATAATGGTTATCAGCATCCACTATCGTCCTCAATATGTCACCACTAAGTCTGTCAACTTTGTACGAATAATCCTTACATTCTTGAGATACTCTTTTACAACGAGTGTGAACCACTATTTTTTCAAATTTTCTTATATAAGCAATACCATCCTCAACCGAACCACTCCATTTCTTAGCGGCTTCTATATTTAATCCATTCTTTTTTAAATAAGAAATAGTCTCCGGCCTCGCGCAATCTCCCCGGATTTTAAATTTATCATAATCGGGTACTTTTGAATAAATATCCTCTATCATATTATCCAAATCGATTTTTTTTCCACCTGCTTCATGGGTAATCCAAAGAATATTATCATAAATATAGCAGCGAACGAAAGCATTTGGATCTTGAGAAAACCCGAAATCCGTACCGTAATATGGACCGTCATAAAGAGGTGTTTTGTGTCGAGGGTGTAAATGTTCTTCAAAATCCTCTATTTGCCATTTGCCGTAAAAAATTTGGGCTTTTGTTCTCTTCAACAACTCCCCTTCCCATATATTGTAGTAAGTGTCTTGATCGTTCTTGAAATGCTCAAGTCTTTCCTCTTCAAGCACCTTGGGGAACCACGGATTGTCTCTAAAATTTACTTTTACTATTCGTGAGTTTTTAGGGGGATTTAATATGAATCTTCTATGACAAGGCGACTCTTCATCTTTAGGATTCCATATCGCCCATATCTCAGACTGAGGCAAAAGTTCAGACTTGCCCTCATTCCTTATCGTAGGGATTAATAAATTCCAAGAATCTTCGATTACTGTCTCCGCTTCTTCAACCAGACAAATATCAATCTTTGCCATGGACTTTATTGATTCTATGTTATTGTGAAGACCCGCAAAAAGAAATTCAGTCCCATTTTTGCCTTTTATAAAATTAGCCCCAATTATATAACAAGATGCTAGTATTGGATCAGATTCTATTGCGCTTTTAACTTCAGCGAACACGGATTCTTTTAAAGAATTTTGGTACTCCCTTGTGCAAAGTATTCTTAGCTTTTCTTTCGCTCCATAAACTGCTGCGGCTTTTGCTACTGAGAACGATTTCCCAGAACCGCGACCTCCATAAAAACATTTATATCTTGAAGGCTTAGCTAATGCCCACGCTATTTTCTTTGGAACATCTAATGATAAAACCGCCATTATTCGGGAGGTGGTCCGTCAGGATCAATCCCGTTGAATTCAATTCTCTCGATCAATATTGGCTTATCATAAACTTTATCTTTATCCAGCCCAAACGCTTTCCGTTTATCTAAGAAAGAAACGTTAAGTGTTTTTACCGCTTCGTTTAAAAATTTCTGTGCCGCGTGCAAAGTTTCGCTTTGAGATTTTGTGACCTCACCCGATTCCTTAATAATCTCCGAAAATTTAGATAGATTGTATTGTGTGAGGTTTTCAATACCTTCGAGGTTTTTAATGTGTTTTTTGTCTACGTCTAAAAGAACATTGCTCGAATGCTCAATTAATTGAGCAGTCACCTTGTCAGATATTTTTTTGCTCAGCTTTTGCTTGTTGATCGCGTATTTCCATTTATAGGTCTTAGCCCACTTCTCTACTGTCTGCCGAGACAAATTAGTACCGCCGCTTGAGTACTTTTGAGCAATTTTTGACTTGCTCATTATACCCGCTTCGTAATCAACCCCAATCTGTAATATTAAGTCCTCACTATACTTACTACTCATTCATTCATTATAAATCGTAATTAAAATCTTCTAAATTAAAATCCATCACTAAACCGTTATCTACATTTAATTGTTTTCGATTATTTTCTTTATCTAAAACCAAAGAAAGCTTCCTTGATGATTTTACCGAATGATTATCTTCAATATTAATATCTTTAAAAGCGTTGTCAAAGAAAGAAACAAAAAAGTCTGACAAATCTTTATTATCATCGATTTCAAATAACTCCAGACGGGTATTTCTATTTAAATTCGCGCTTGTTCTAACGACAAAATTAAAATTTTCATTTCTTATAACAACAAATTTGGCATGTATTCTAGTTGTCCGTACGCAATCACCAAATCTATCGAGTAATTTTCCGAACTCTTCGTTTCTGTACTGCTTAGCTCCAGTGTCTATCATGAATTTTATATTTCTTATCTTATTCGTGTTTAAGAACTCAAAAGCTTTTTTTATACCGTCGCTACTAGCGGCCCACGTAGACAAGTAAACATCTGCCGGTCCGCTTTTAATTAATAAATATTCAATAAGGTCAGAAAGAGAGAATTGACCACCAGTCAAACCTATTCTTGATCCTCCTTTTTGGATGTCTCCAACTATGTTTTTAATACTCGCTTGTGAACTCATTAATGTTTTAGTCTCCTCTTTTATAAATGAAAATGAAAGTTGGTCATCGGCTATTTGTGACGGTAGAAAATCTGGTGTTTTTTTCATGTTAAAAAACCTCCTTAAAATTGCTAACTGAAAGCCGAGCTAATATAACTACCAGCTTAGAGACTTCATTGATTCCTTCCGCTTCTTCGCAGTAATTAAGCGCAGATTCCTTGCTTTCAAAACGTTTCCCACTCATCTTTGTTAAAGGATTCCCGTTTTTTGTCGGTTTCAACAAAGCTGTGCCGTCACTGTTTGTGTAAATATCTAAAGAATAACCGTTATAACTAATGTTGAATGGGCAAGATTCGAATTTTACAATATTTTTATTTCTCATTTTATTTCTCTCAAGTTTTAATTATTTCGTTTTAACTTAATTAACTGTAACAGTTTAATATTATAAGTCAACAATTAATTGGAACAATAAACCGTTTATTTTTATTGAGAATCTTTAAGAAATATCATATTAATTTATCCGCCAAACCTTGATCTATATAAAAATTTAATTCTTTTTCTTTGCCCATATCTCTCTAGTTTGTTAGATTTAATTTGTAACAAATAGAGAGTATGGAGTAAACAGGATAATTAAGGATTGATTAAATCGTAGAGACTAGCAGTTGAAGTTGAAGGGATTGTCACAGTTGAATCAATTCCTGATTCTTTAATTTTAAATCTGACAGTCGAGCCTTGAGGGAAAAACCAAGAGTAAACTCCGGCAGATCTTTCATCAAAGATTCTTTTATTTTTTCTGAAATACTTACTTGACGAAGCTTGATAATTACCTCCGGTGATTTGAGCGAACGGTTTTTGCGTTTCGTTGTAATGCTCTGAAGAAAGCGTTTCGCCCCCGTCTGACTCAAAAAGGCTGACTGAAACTTTGCATATGCTTGCAGGTATTTGTCCAACGATAATGTCCTCAGTCCATCCACCAAATTCCTCCACTCCTGTTTGCTTCAAAGATCCATTCGTCATGATGTACAGATATTTAATATAAGAAGTGGGCGCGGTGGTAATGTTGGAAAAAGGCCATTTAAAAATCCCGGTCGTGCCTATTTCTGCGCAAGCTAATGATGATGTGGCCGGGTTTGAATTATCTGATACGTCATAAATTGTAATAGTTACCGTATTACCGGAAGTAAAAGTTCCAACGGCTTTTTGCACAGAAATTTCGTCTAATCTATTTCTAGCCATTTTAATTTACAGCGTAAGTTTTCAAAATTAAATTAATTGCATAAAGTGCGCTGACCATTTCCCGCCGTTTGTCTGATAAAATTAGAGAGAAAAAATCAGATTCATTACGTACTAGTGAGCAGCGCATGTTATTTAAAAAACAATGATGTGATAAGAGCGCAAGCAATAACTATAAAAGATATTTTTAATACCACTTTTAAAAACTTCCACCCGATTAGTGTCATGATTAAAAGAACTATAGCGAAAATAACAATAAAAACTTCCATCAGAAAAGCACTTGAAAAGTTATTCCATGCAAACTCATTCCAATGTTCCTTTCCGCCCCCGAATCCTTCCCTGCAATTGAAATATATCTATACCCAATTCTTGAGCTATCCGATTCATCTAGCGCGTATTCGTAACCGACACTCATAAACTCCGTTGTTCCTGAGTACTGTTCACCAAGGAAATCAACTTTTGAATCCGCGATCCCTATTTTACCGAAAATTATACTTCTATTTGTTATCCATGTTCTAATCCCAACGTAAGCTGCAACGTGTTTGTGATGAATATCATCGTCTGTTTCATCACTAAGATGAGAGAACTTTTGATCGATAAAAGTTGCCCCAATCGTGAAAAATTCACTAATATTATGTTCGAGGAACCCGCTTATACCTTCAACTCCAGCGTATTGATTCCCGTCTTGATAGGGCACAGCGTAGGCAGAGACCATTAAGCCAATCGCCCACCTTTTGTATTTCGCGTACCCTTGGTTTGCTGATCTATCCCCTTCATCGTCCTTACGATCTCCCGCTCCGTCACTTTTGGACTGGAGCCCGACAGAGTCGAGAATAAAATTATTTTGTACTCCTTTTCCTTCTTCAACGTGCCGTTTGCATGTCGTGCCGATCTTGCCTGCACACCAAGCCTGTAAATTGCCGGCGAAAAACAAAGAAATAAAAACAGATATAACTAAAGCTTTAATCATTTCTCACAATTTGAAAGAGGGTTAAGCCTGTTATAAAACTTACACTTTACACCGCTCGTCTCTTTTTCTACTGAAGAGCTTGAACACGAGATAAAAAAAAATGATGAAAAAGCGACTATTGCGGAAACTATATATTTAGACATGAAACCTTCTATTTAGAGTTTATGCAAACTTAGACATAAACCCTAAAAACGGTCAATTTATTTATTACAGCTTTGACTCTAACTCTCTTTTCAACAACTCTTTGCCTTCATGTTTTAATTTAATATTTGTAGACTCAATCAAATTTTGAATTTGGGATTGTGTTCGCGCGTTCTTCTCTTGTGATAATAAGCATAAGTAGCGCCGCCTTTCTTTCTCTAATTTGCAAATATTTTCACGAGTGAATGCAGGGCTCAAAGTGTAAATATGCTCCTTTGTAAAATCTTTAAAACCCGTAACGTTGACAACTACGTTGTTGCTTTTTTGATCAAATGCACCAATTATTTTTTGGACAAATGATCGCATAAAATCATCTGATTGGCCTTCATATTCCGCCACATCCAACAAAAATCTAAACATGGATTGTATTTCAGACTTTAGATTCTCACCTTTTAAATCTATTTCCATAATCCCCCTCCTTTTTATTTATTTCATACTTTTAATTAGAATTTCAGAAATGAGTCCTGTTATAATTTCAATCATATATTTGCCGTTTAGTTCTCCATGAATTCTATTTATGCATGGCTATTTCTAAAGTTTAAACCTTAATTTTGTCGGATAATAAACAGTTCCGATTTCTTTTCTTATAGCATCTTCAAGTGATTGAATCATTTTTTGAGTTTCTTGTTTAGGTCCTAAACCTTCAAAATCATCAATATTTAAGTCAGAAAAATAATTTTCTAAAAAATCATTGATTGCGCCTTTTTCTAAATAATCTCCTTCTTCAGCTAAAACTAATTTATCGAAATCTTTAATACTATCGTATTCAATATAGTCGTAATATTCTTCTTCGGAATTGAAGATTTTGTCCGATTGGTAGATAAAAAAAGGCCCCCCATTATACTTAACTTCCTCTAAAGAATAAAAAACCTCTTCTCTTTTTGCTTCGCTGCACCTCTTACAGTAACTGTTTTTTTTATATACTGAACCGCATTTATCACACTCGTAATGAGTGCATTCGCAATATCTAGCGTTATCCTCGTCTTTTTCTTTATTAATTCCGTAAAAATGGTTTTCAGAAAACCAACCTGTCAATTTCCTAGTTTCAAATTTCACAGGGGCATCTTTCTTTAGTATGATTTTGTCTTCCATCACTCCCTTCGTTATATGTTAATTTTAGTTTTGGATAAATTGGTTTATTCAGTATTATTTAGAGTTTATGCAGACTTAGACATAAACCCTAAAAACGGTCATTTTATTTATTATAGCTTTGACGCCAATCCTCAAACAAAGTCCGTTTATTTATAGTTCTTTCTTTTTCCTCAAATTCTTGGATCTCTTTTTTTACTATCTCTAGTTGTGAAATCGAATGATTTATTTTTAAGATTTTACCTGCATTTGTCACAATCGAATTATAATTTGACAAACCGTAGTCCTCTTTCAGTCTCCTTATGCAATCGTTTAAGGCCTCATTCTCATCATCGATAGATGAGTTTAATATTTTTAATACATCTTCTTTATTCATTTAAAGTCCTATTAAATTTTCAACTTCTTTTTCTAATTTCCCCGTCCATTTATATTGATCAGCTCTCCGACTCCCTGTTTCGATTTTAAATTGTTTCACGTGACCACTTTTTATCAACTCTTTTAAGCAATCATCAAGTAAATCAGCTCCTAAATCCTGGCATTTCCTGATTAATTCAGTCCTTCCAATCTGATTGGACTTTTTTATAATAAGTCCGACTTTACGAGGCGCTAAGTATTTATCTATCTTACTTAATTTTGCCTTGATCGACTTAACTTCCTTTTCAAGATTCATACTCTCCATTTTGTTTCAATTTAAAATCCGAACATAAGCCACAAAAAACAATAGTTCAAGTTTTTTATTTGAATACTTTCATTAAAAAGAATTGCACTAAAGACTTGCCAAGAACTTTTTATTGTATGATAACCGTATTTGTAACAAACAAAATTAATTAGAGAGAAATTAAAATGAACGACGAGATTGAAGAAAAAAGGCAGGCTCAAATTAACACAGACTACGTATTAATTAAGCTTGAATGCGTAAAAGGGTATACTGAAACCCTTAAAGAAAAAGGAATGAAATACTTAGTGGACTACTTTATTCTTGGAGAAGGAAAATTCAGGTGCGTACACATTATAAAAAAGGACAAAATATGATATTGTCAATTTTAATACCGATAGTATCCGCGATTTTAATACTAGCTCTCGAATCGTCGGAAAACAAATCAGAATGGAGTAATAAAGATGGAGAATGAAATAATAGAACATAAAAGATCTGAATTACAAACACAGAAAGAATTAAACCCTATTTCGTTGATTCAGTTAGCTATCGAAAAAGGTGTTGACGATTTCACAAAATTGAAGGGCCTTTATGATTTGCAAGAACGTTACGAAAAAAATCTATCGATAAAATCGTTTAACCAAGCTTTTTCTGGCTTTCAACACGAGTGCCCTTCAATACCGAAAAACGCGTATAAAGACAGTCGATTCAACAGCGCTTCACTTGATGATATAGCAACGTATATAAAAGAACCTCTGTATAAAAACGGGCTATCGTACAGGTTTGAACAAAAAGTAGAATCTGACGTTTTATATGTAACTTGTTTTTTGCAGCACAAAGACGGTTTCTCAGTAAGTACGACGTTGTCTGCGGCAAAAGACACCAGCGGCGGTAAGAATTCAATTCAAGGACTTGGTTCTACAACCGCGTATCTGTGCCGTTATACCCTAACCTCAGTTTTAGGGCTCGCTCAGTGTGAAGCAGATAACGACGACGACGGACAGAGCGCGCCAGATCCTGTAAGGTTTTACGACGATAAAAAGTTTCAAAACTTCAAAGCCGGCTGGATAGCATTGTTGCTTTCGGGATCACACACCGTGAAAGGAGTCTGCAAACTAGTTAAGGGGAAAAACGGAGATCAACCCAGTTTAAGCCCTGAACAAATCAAAGAGCTTGAATCCGCACTTGTTGGAATGAATATCCCAAAAAAATAAAACAATTAAAATTAGAGAGATATTATGGAAATTAAAAATAGAGTAGAAATAAGACTAGAACAAGGATCGGAAGAATGGCTTGCAGAAAGAAAAACTTCAGACGGGACAGCAAGCGAACTTCCAATCGCTGCTGGCAAATCGCAATATAAAACAAGAACTCAATTAATTGAAGAAAAAAAAGGAGTTGAAGAAAAGATCTCTTCTTTCACGCAAGAGATTTTTGCAAGGGGGCATAAAGCAGAAAATGAAGCTAGAGATATTCTTGAAGAAGAAAGACTTGAATCATTCTTTCCAAAAGTTTTTAAGTGCGAAATCGAGGGCCTTTCTTTATTAGCGTCGCTAGACGGTATCAGCTACGACGGGAAAACTATATATGAACATAAACTGTGGAATAAAGAACTCGCTGAGAATACGCGAGCAGGTCTCATCGATGAGAAATATTCTCTTCAGCTTGATCAACAACTTTTAGTTAGCGGCGCGGAAGAAGTGGTTTTTATTTGCTCAGATGGCACTACTGAAAAGAAAGAAATGTTGATCTATAAATCAAACGAAGAAAAATTTAAAAATATCGTATCGATATGGAAACAATTTAAAATCGACAAAGAAAATCACGTTTTCGAGCTCAAGAAAGAGAAAGTACAAGTAATGGATACTGAAGCATTCCCCGTCGTTAAATACTCCGTTGAGGGTTCACTGATAAGCACGAATTTTGACGACGTTAAAGAAAAACTTAAAATGATCTCTTCTGATACTTTTGAGCTTTTAGAAAAGGAGGGAAAGACTGATTTAGATTTTGAAATAATCGCAGGAACTATAAAAGCAGCGAATAGCGGAAGAGTTTCACTTAAAGAAATTAATAAAAAAATTGTCTCTGGATTTGAAAGTTTTGAAGAATTTTTAAAAAATGTGAAAGAAGTTGATAGTATTCTTCAAAGAATGTCCGCAGCCGCAAAAAAGCTAATGGACATTGAAAAAGACAAATTAAAATCTGAAATTGTAGATAAGGCTCATAGCGAATTTAATTTGCATCTATTAGAATTAAATAGAACATTGAAAATTAACCACCAATTTTATTTTGAATCAAGCTCTCTTTACGAAGCGGGAAAAGGGAAAAAAACAATCGATTCATACAAAGAATGCGTTAATACAGAACTTGCGAATCTTAAATCTTTTTTAAGTGAAAAATTCATTTTGTTTAAAGATTTTGATACTTATCTTGATTCGAAAAACGAGTTCTCTTTTTTATTCAATGATACATCGAACCTCGCTGTAACTTATTTTGGAAAATCATTTTTAGATTTCAAAGAAGAAATTGATTCAAGGATCGAACAACACTTAAAGAGAGAAGAAGAGAAAATTCAAGAAGCCGTCGAAAGAGAGCAAGAAAGAGTTGAAGAAGAAAGAGTAAAAATAGAAAAAAGAATCGAACAAGAAAAAATTCACGAAGAAGAGCAAACACGATTAAGAAAAATCGTATCAAACAACGAAAGAAAATATCATGAAGAAAATGTTAAAGAGTTTGAAGAGGCTCAATCAAACGAAATAAAAGAAGAAATCGAAAATCCTTACGAGAGCGACAGAGATCCGGAAGAAGAAGTGGCCAACGGATATGAAAATATAATAAATTCATACTATTACTCATTTGAAAAAACAGGGGTTAAAGAGATTGATAAAATACTACACGCGGTCGCGTTTGCAGGCAAAATGTATCACAACACTAACAAATGGAATGATAAAGAAGATGAAAATGACGAGAGTCCAGTCGAAGCGATACAAAGAGCCGCTAACGATGCAGCTATAAAATTTAAATAAATCTTATAAAAAATAATTATGCAAAATAAATTCAAAAAACACGATAAAGTAAAGCATTTAAAATCGGGACTAGAGTACACAATATTGAACAACCCTATAAAATCTATGCGCCTAGAGCATAGCAATGAGCCTTTCTATCAATACACTGCTGGAAAAGGTGTTGCGTGGTTTAGATGCAAATCCGAGATGGAAGATGGAAGATTTTCTTTAATTGAAAATGAAAGTTAATTTCACAAAAATTGCGGGGGGCGTTCTAGTCCCTTTTTCGCAAAATGAAGTTTTGAGAATGCAGCGATTCAAGAATGGCGATGTGTACGAAATAGATATTAAACTCGCTAGAGACGGAGGATTTAACGGGAAACTTCACGCATTCTTTGATTTTTGTTTCAACTACTGGAACCAACCAGGTTTTGAATATTCAGATGAGACGGTGCAAAGAGAAGAATTTCGCAAACAACTAACTATTTTAGCAGGTTTTAAAGAAGTTATTCATAATCTTGACGGAACTTTTAAAATCGAAGCTAAATCTTTGAAGTATAGCATGATGGATCAAGAGGAAGTTGAGCGCCTTTTTAGATCATTGATTGATGTTGTAATGCATAAACTTTTCAAGACTGACGATAAAAAAATAATGGAAAAACTATTTAAAATATTGAACTAGGGAAATTATGAATAAAATAATACACGCAATACTATTAATGCTTTTAATTTCTTCATGCTCAAATGACGACACTTTAATGATAAAAATTAAAGGGGAAATTAGAGAGTCTGATAAAATCGTGGGCGCTCTTTCTGAATCTATGGATAGTCACGTAAGAATAGTTTTCGTAGAAATAGAAAGTCCTGGTGGATCTCCGTACCACTCTAAAATCATTCATGACAAATTAAAAGAAATATCCAGAACTGTTAGAGTGATTACTTATTGTGCTAGGGTTTGCGCTAGCGGGGGTTATTACATAGCGTCCGCGGGAGATAAGATTTATTCAGGTAATTATTCTTTGATCGGCAACATCGGGGTAATTATGAATATTTATAATTTTAGCGGTATTATGGAAAAAGTAGGGATATCTCAAAAAACCATAAAAACATCTAAATACAAAGACGTTGGAAACATGCTCCGAGATATTGAAAAAACAGAGCTACAATATTTAGAAAACCTGGCTAAAAACATGAGTATCATGTTTAAGGACGATATTGAACACAATAGAAATTTACTTCAAGTAAATAAAGAAGAGGCTTTCAGTGGTAAAATATTTCTAGCTAAAAAATCAATAAAACTCGGCCTTTCTGACGAAATATCTAATAAAGAAGATATTATGAATAAAGAAAATATGTTAAATATAAGAAATGTTGAAATAGAAGATGTGTCTAGCTTTTTATTAAAGTTTTATAACTTTATATTTAATTCTTACTCATCAAAAATGGAATTTTTTTAAACAATGAATTCTAAAAAACGATGCAAACAGTGTAAGAAATATTTCAGAGTCGAAACAATGCTCCTGACAAATTTTGGGAATTTCTGCGAAAACTCTTGCAGGGTTTTGTGGGCAACTCAAAACACTGACAAACTAATCATTAAAGCTAAAATACAGAGAGAAAAGAAGGAGAGGCTCGATAAAAGACAACAACGTGGACATTTAAAAACGTTATCGCATCATAAAAAAGAAACTCAAGTTGTTTTTAACAAATACATTAGAAAAAGAGACGAAAAACTTCCGTGTATTAGTTGTCAAAGGCATCATCGTGGTCAATACCACGCCGGACATTATTTGAGTGTTGGAGCACATCCCGAGTTAAGATTTAATGAAAACAACTGCCACAAACAATGCTCAGTCTGCAATAATCATCTTTCGGGAAATCAAATCAAATACAGGGTAAATCTGGTCAAAAAAATAGGTTTAAAATCAGTCGAGGAATTAGAAACAAATCAAATGCAATACAAACACACCAAAGAGCTTCTCTCGAAGCTTAAAAGCTTATATAAAGAAAAATTTAAAAATCTTAACTAAAAGTAATAAAAAGTAAGCCGTCTTAATATTTTATTGTTTCAATTAATTGTTGACTTTAATTAATATTATGTTACATTTAATTCAACTTAAACAAACAAATAACTAGAGAGAGAGAAAATGAATGAAACAGGGGCATTTTTCAACGACCTTAAAATAAAAGAAAAATACGTCAAACGTTTGAAAGAACATCAAAAATTAGATGAAATAATCCAAGGGGATTATTGGGAAAA